ATCGGGCTGTCTTTGCTGCCGATTTCCGGGAACTCGCCGCAGGCAATGTTGCCGTAGCCGTAGACGCGGCCACCGCCGGGGATCAGCAGCTTGAGCGCCACTTTGCCGAACACACGGGTAAGCTGCTGCATGGCTTGGATGATGGCGTTGGTAGGGTCGTAGCCAATCTTGACGTCCAGGCCTGCGGCTTCAAAGCCGATGGGCTGCTTGGTGTCTTGGCGGCTACCGATTGGGCTGATGGTGCCGTATTTGACGCCGCCACCGGTGGCGCTGATGCTCAAGATTTGCGGTACCTCAACCCAGGTGCTGATCTTTTGCGCAGTGCTACCAGCGGCGCTGCCGCTTGGGTAGACGTTGGTGTCGGTGGCGTTCAGGCCGAGCAGGCTGAAAGTGTCGGCGGTGAGTTGGTCAACTTCAAACACGGTGCTGGCAGCATCAGCCCAGGCGCTGGCCAGCAGCACGGGGTCCGGTGTGGCGTTGGTGATGGCCGATAGGGGTTTTGCGGTGGCCAAGGTGTTGCTGTAAAAGACCTTGGTGCCTTGGGGGAAATAGTAAGCCATGATGGTGTCCTTTTAAATGCTTGGTTTCTGGGTTGCGGGGCTCGGTTGCACGTTATGTCTGGCTTGGCATTGCGTCGCTCCTTATGCTGGGTAAGTGGTGCGGGTGTAGTGGTCCACCCATATCAGCGCGCCAGCCTCGGCGCTTTCGAGCTGGCCGCTGTGGTATTGGGTGGGGGATGTTTGGCCGTCTGGCCGCCATGTGTAGAGGGCCGCTTTGATTTCTGCACGCAGGGTTGATAACTCTGCGCTTTGGTCTTGCGCGGTGGTGCGCATGGCTTTGATGACGGTAACGATGGCCCAGACTTCATCAAGCGCGTTCATGCCTTGCTCGGAGTTGGACTCTGATAGCGGTAGGACGAACGCTGCTGGAAATACAACGGATTGCAGCATTGACTCACTCAAGTCCATGGCTCCGCCAATGAACCGCAAGCCTGGGCACTGGGCGCGAAGGCGCTCGATGATGGGGGCGGTGTTCATTGGTTGGTGCCGATGTAGCCGTTGATGGTGTCGATGATGCTGCGCTCGGCGGTTCTGCTCATGCCGATAAATGGGCGCGCTGGGATGGTGACTTTCTTGCCCCGCCCGGCTTGGCCGCCGAACTGGTGAATGGCGGCGTACTTGATGCGGCTGCCCACGGTGACGCTGGACGCGGTGGTTTCCAGAACATTGACGCTGGCACGCAGGATGCCTGTGTCTAGCAGTGCGTTTGCCGATGTGATGATGCGCTGGGCGCTCTTGCGGATTGCACCCTTCTTGGTCTTGATGCCTTTGCCACCAGACAGCCTATTGGCCCTGGCTATGCGGGTGGCAATGCTTAACGGCTTCCAGGGCGTGCCGTCTGGCGCGTGCTGGCCTTTGAAGTTGGCCAGCGAGTCGTTTTTGATGGTGTTGCCAATCTTGCGCATGACGGGCGTGAGGTTGCCCATGCGCTGGCTCAGGCGCGCGAGCATGGCCCGGACATGTGCATCATCAACTGTGACGGCGAGCATTACCATGTGGGCATCATGGCGCTCATGGCGCTGTCGCTGAATGTGCGGGTGCTGGCAATGCAGGCAAAGGATGCATCCGCAGCATTGCTGCCGCTGTTGTCGCCTGCCACGATGGGCAGGGCGATCTGGCCACTGGCGATGGCTTGCAGCTCGCGCACGCTGTCTTTGTAGGCAATGTATGCCGGGTGATCTGCCGGGGTGTCACGCCGCCACAGGTTGTAGCGGGCAACGACAGCGGTGATGCGTTTGAGTATTTCTGGCACATCGACAAGGGGCAGGGGTGCCACCAGGCGGACGTAACCGAGGATTTCGGCCTCAGCATCCGACAGCGCAATGATGATGGCTTGCGGGTCTTCTGCGCCGTCGCGGTTGGATAGGCGAGCGAGGTCATCCGCACCCAGGCGGGATTGCAATTCGGATTGGGTGAGGATGGCCATGACTTACCCCTTGGTTTTGCGCTTGGCCGGGTCTGGAGTGGCGGGTGTTGGCACTTGCGTGCTACCTGCTGCCATGGCTTGTCTGGCGTCTATCCATTGGCGTGCGACAGCATCGCTCACATCAAGCTGCACGCCCGGGACAAGGGTTTGCACCCCGTAGACGACGTTGGTGGTGATGATGACTGTCGTTGCCATGGCTTAGTTGCTGGTGGTAACCTTGACCAGCACAGCCGGCTGGTGGCAGATGGGCAGGCTGTTGCACTGGGTGTGGATGACGGTGCCGCGACCGCCTTCTTTGTCCCAGGTCTTGACGTAGATGGGCAGACCAATGGTGTTGGCCGCCTCATTGAAGTCCGCTGGTGCGTAGTAGGTGGCGAAGGTGTCCACGGTGCCTTCAGGGTGGGCATGACCTTCGTTGGCAGCGATCAGACGCGTGCCGTTGACACTGGCTCTGTATTGCTCAAAGATCACACCATAGATTTGGATTTGGTTGAGCTTGCTTTGCATGAATTCGCGCGCACCGGGGACGTTTTTGATGTAGGCCACGACGTCATCACGGATCACCAGCTTGGCCCAGAATTCTGGGCTGACCAGCACGCGCACGGCGGTCATGGTGTCGCCCTTGAGGTTGTCCTCAATCTGGTTGTACACCGCCTCGCACTTGGCACGAAGATCGGTTCCTGCAGTGCTTAACACGAAGTCAACCGTAACCTGACTGATGCCAAAGGTGGTAAACAGGTTGGCCAGGCTGGAGCTACCGTCGGCGTTGAGCACATTGCCCTTGAGTGCGCCCATGCGCTTGTATTCGAGGGTGATGTCGTGGCGCGCACGCATGCGCTGCAGGCGCATGGCGGTCTCGGTGCTCATGGTGGCCAGCGACTCGGTTCCAAAGCCGCGCACATCTTGCACGTCGGCAGCGCTAACGATGTCTTCGTGAACGGTTTGCTTGATACCGAAGCTGAATGTGTTGCGGTCGATCTTGCTGGCGACCGTGCCTTCTCCGCCCCATTCGTGGGTGGGGAGCAGGGCAAGAGTGCCGGACTGCTCTTCAATCATGACAGTGCGGTTGCGCACGCCACGATCGACAAATAAACCAGACTGGCTGACGCGGCCCCATTGGATGGGAAAGCGGTTGATGGCGGCGGTGAGTTCTGTCAGGGTGAAGTCGTTGATGTTCATGTGTGTTGCTCCTTGATGGGCTTAAACGGTGGTGCGGCACAGGATGCCGATGGCTTCCAGCTCAACGTAGGCGGCGTCTTTTTCGCCCTGGGTGGTGACGGCTGCGCTCCATGCCAGCTGCTCTTTGGCGGCGATGGCGTGGCGCACGATGGCAACGCCGGAGGTATCGGCTGCGCTGGCGTTGACGGCTGCGGTGAGGATGCCCGCGGCGGTTTGTGTGCCGTCTGCCGCGTCGTTGTCATAGGCGGCGTATTTGCCGCTGGCGGTGATCTTGCCAAGCACGGTGCCGATAGCGAGGTTTTGGCCGCTGGCGACGGTGATGTTTTTGCGGCTGTAGCCTTGCGCGGCTTCCATCTTGATGAAGGCGCTCAGGGTTGGGTTCATGGCGGTCATGGGTTTACTCCTTGAATGGGGTTAGGCTTTGTGGCTGATGGCTTGCACGGCGGCGAACAACGCGGCAGTTCGGTCTGTACCATCGGCTTTTGTGGTGGCTTTGGTAGTGGACTGCGCTGAAAACAGGGCACGGTCGCGCGGGGCGGGCTTGTTGGCGCGCAGGTCGGCGGCGTACGCTTTGAAGCTGTCAGCACTCATGGCGATATAGGGCTTGACATCAGCAGGGATGTCGCGACCCAGTTCGGTAAAGAGTGCGCCAAGCTCTGCGGTGCGGGTTGCTTCTGCGGCTGCGGTTTGCGCGGCTTGCAGGGCGGATACCTGTTCGGCAAATGCGGTGATCTGGTTTTGCAGGCTGTCAATCAAGGCCTGATCTTCTGGGGTTCGGGTCATGATGACGCCTTTCATGGTTGCGGGTTGGGGAACGGGGGCAAGCGCCTTGGCGCTGAATTGCGCGGCGCTGGTGTGGGGGTCTGCGCCGGCGGGGACGAATGAGACTTCCAAGATGCGGGCGCTCTCAAAAACGGCTTTGACGTTGAGGCTTTGGCCGTTGAGTGGCTGCTGGCGTGTGGCCTCGGTGGTTTCTCTCAGGGTGGCTTGCATGCCGACGCTGAGTTGCAGCGGGTAGCCCTCGGCCATGAGGGCGGCGATTTGTTTGCCTGCCTCGGTGGCGGCGGTGAGTTCGCCGGTGATGTGCAGGGCGTTGCCGACGCGGCTTAGGTTGCCTTTGCCCGCGATGTTTTCGATCTCTGTGCTGTGGTCGATTAGGACCGGGATGTTTTGCGCATCTGGGTTTTGCAGGGTGGCGAGATCGATGGCGACGTCGCCGAGCCAGCCGTAGCTTGGTATCACGCCGCCTGAGTAGGCTACGCCGGTAAAGCGCACCTTGTCGCTTGCCGCTTGCGCATCAAGGGCAACAGGCTTTACAGCAAAGGCAAGATCAAGACGGTAGGGGTTTGGCATGGGCGGCATGGTGCCGCCGTGCTTGCTTTATTGGTAGTGGAATTGATTCAGGCCAAAACCTAGGTGATGGCTGGCAATTAATATCAAATCCATCATGAGCAATTGATATTGCTGCCAACAACCGATAACGTGCGTTGCTTTGGGGGCAAATTGACGCAGCTCTTGGGGTAACTTATTGCATCTTTTGGGGGCAACAATTTGCAGGGAATTTGCAGGGAATTTGCAGATTTGGTGCGCACTCTGCTAGCAGGGTGCGTAGTCGTTGTTCGTGAGTTGTTCGTGAATGCGCTTTTGATGTAAGCGTAAAAAAGCCCCGACTGTGCGGGGTTGTTGACTGTTTTTGGTTTGTGGGTAGAATTTGCCGTGTAACGAGTTGATGATCTAAGTGGGTGCGTGCGTTCGAGTCATCAGCCGGGGGGAGTGTCTTGCACCGAGCCTCCCTACACCTAATATTCAATCCACCTGATACATGCGCCAGCGGCGGCCATGATTTCGCGCCGTTTACGGTCTAACCCGTCCGGTTTATCAAAGGTGTAGGTTGTTTTGCTTTCAATCCAATGGCCGTTTTCTTGGTAGCGCTTGAAAACTGCAACGGTATCAATCCTCTGCTTCCCCCTCTGGAACCGTCCAAGCAAATACAACTCCTCTGACATATCGAGTTTGACGCGCCAAACTTCCTGTGGTGACTTAATGTTTTCGGCAATGTATTCAAGCCAGTCACCTCGCCCTCTATTAAAAATCTTCCACTCGTTTTTTCCATTCAAAAATAGATCGCGTGTCACGACGATGGTGTCATTGCTTGGAAGGGTAAGTCGGGCCTCTTCTTCATTTGTCCCCATGGCCTGCAAGAATTGCTTGAATGCATCCTCCGGCGTGCTGTAGTGCATCGTGGGAAGGTTCAGTGATCGTGGCTCAGGCATTTTCCCGCCACGCTCTGCCCATGCCTTTTGCATTAGCAGTTGATCTCGAATCGGGCCATCTTCACACCACATTGGCGCATTGTCGCGCGCACGGGCAAACGTGACCGCCATATTGACCCTGCATTTATTGAGCCTGTCTTCTATGCTGTTCAACAGGCCTTTGAATCCGTCCGTCGGCTTATGCCCCCAGCCTTCATCAGCCTTGCCCTCGGCTGGCGCGTTCTGCGTGACCCCACCCTTTGCCATGGCTTCGCGGTGTGACAACCAGCCAGAACGGATCACCCACAGGCTTGATGATGCCGTCCAGCGCGAGGTGGGACGGGCGAACGCGGCTGTCATTGATGGCGTCGTACATCAGATAAGGGCTCTCTTTGGCGTTTTCCTCGAAGTCGCGCCAGTGCCCGGCTTGATAGGCGGTCTGCGCGGCATTACGATAGATGGTTTCCAGCCGGTGCTTTGGCAACTGCCAGTCTTGGGTTTTGGCCCACTTCTGGAAGTCTCGCAGGGTCTGCCCTTCGGCTTGGGCTTTTGCCAGTTCGTCGGCTACGCGCTGCACCTGGTCAAGTTTGGCAAGCCCTGATACGGTGAAGGCTTGGGCACGCTTTTCGGCGCTCAGGGCGTAATAGGCGTCCGAGAGCCTGACACCCCTGGCGCGCGCCTGGGCTATTTGCACGTCAAACGGTGCATCAAAGTCGATACTGACAGCCACGGTTTAGGCCTGTTGCTTTTGTGCCTGGCCGTAGCCCATGAGGTCGGCGGCGAACAGGGCGCGCTCAAGCGTCTGTCTGAATTGGCTGTCGGTGCTGTCTTGCAGGGCAACGCCGAGGCGTTCGATCAGGTCTTCTGGGCTGGCGGCTCCGGCGATGGCTGAGGCTATGGCTTTGTGGGTGATTGGGGTGATGAAGTTGGCCAGGGTGTTGTCGATCTGATCTTCAATGGCTTGCTGACCAGCGGTGAAGCGGGGGCGGTGGTCGTGCTGGCCGTCAACAAATTTGAATGGCACTGACGCGCCCATGGCTGCTGGTGCTATGTTTTCAGGATTGGCCGGGGTTTGATTTGATTGGCCGGGGTTATTGGCCGGGGTTGCCTCGGGTACGGTGAAGTCGGTATCAAGCAGGTCGTACTTGTCTTTGATGTAATCGGGGGTGAACTTGACCATGCCCGCATCGACCATAATCTTGTCGCGGTTGGCGCGCTCAAGCTCAAGGCCAGAGCCGTCCTCCATGATGAAGGTGGGCGGCTCCATGCCGTTGAGCGCGGCCAGGGTGTCGGCGATGCGCCGCACGGTTTGGCAAATCATCTTGATGTCGGCTTGCTTTTTCTCCAGACGCACTTCGTTATGGACTTGGCCAAGCGCCCGGTTGCCGCTGCCGCCGTCGGTGCCACTGGTGAGGGTCTGGCCCAAGATAGCCATCTTGATGCGGCGAGTGACGGCGGTCTCGAAGTCGGGGAATAGGGTATTGCTGCCCATGCCCATGTTCAGGGCGGTGATTTCGTCGCGGGTGCCGCTGACAAGGACGGCATCTTGTACAGCATTGCCCAATGCGGCGATGGCGGCTGCCTTGTCGCCGTCGGTCTTGCCGTAGAGAAACGGGATGGCGACGCGCTCCATGTGTTTTGCCCACATTTTCCAGCCGTGGGTGCGGAAGAACCAGGGCCAGTAGAGTTTGGTCAGGAGTGCTTCGCCGGAGGGCTTGCGCAGGTTGCCAGATTGCACGCAGGAAAAGAACTTGCGCGGGTCGCACTCGCGCGCGTTGTCGCGCCAGACCATGATGCCAGCGGGGAGTAGTTGCACCCACTCAAAAGGCACGTCGAGCACCATGGATATGCCGTATCGCCCTGGTGTGGCGTTGGCCGGGTCTTGGGGCTCGCAGTAGACCAGCTCTGTGACGCTGTAGCCGTAGGGCACGGCTGACCAGAGGCTGGTTAGCAGCGCGTCCATGTGCGGGGCGAATACGTCATTGAAAAAGCGGGCGGCGCGGGCTTGCGGGTGCTCAAATCGCCAGGTGGTGTTGGTGACGGCAAAGCGGCGGGTTTCTAAATTGCTGGCGATCTCTTCGTCATTCTCAAGGCTGCGCAGGTGCACGCGGCTGATGCCTACGCGGGAGAGGACCTCGTCAGCGTCACCGAGCCAGCCGAAGCGGGTGAGCATGCGGTCGATGCTGGCGGCGCTGGCCAGGGCTTCCATGCCGCCGTTGTCAGCGGGCAGTGCGCCCACAGCGGTGAGTAGTTTGCTTTTTTGCGTTTGTGCGGTGGGGGTGGTGCGTTTGGCCATGGCGGGTAATGTCGCGCCTGGCGAGTGCGGTGTCAGCCGGATTTAGTTCCGATACTCTGGCGGCTTCAGCATTTCGCGGGCCTGCTGTTTATCCTGGTCTGTTTTGCCGTAAAGAGCGTTCAAATGGTGCGGGGCGGGGATGTCAAACAGGCTGCGCTGGTCAACATGGTGCGCCGAAACGCTTTGCGGGCGATGGCCTTGCTGTGTAGGCTGGTCTGATGCACCGAGTTTGCGCACCCAGCGCTCTGAAAATCTGGTCTTGAAGGTGTAGGTGCTGGCGATTTGCTGCCATGTTTCACCTGCAGCACGTCGCTCGGCAATGATGCGGCGGTGCATTTGCTTGGCTTCTTTGGCGTTTTTGGCGATGTAGAGTCGTTCGCCGCCAAAGACGCGCACCAGCTCGGCTGCAATGTCTGCACCCATGATGCGCACCAGGTGATCGTAGTTGTTACCTTGCTCTGCCTTCGGAATGTGAACATCAAGCCCGCCGTAGTGTGTGACCATGCGCATGGCTGGGCCGTCGCCGATGTGGTCAGCCAGTATTTGAAGGGAGACGCATTGCTTCAGATAGACCTCCTTGCGCCGGATGAAAAACCGCTGTTTAGGGATGATTCGACGCCGCTCCACCCAATAGCCAGCGCCATTAGCGCATGGTGCCGCTGGGTAGGCGCTCTTGATCGAAGGCCATGAGTTCGTCTGTCAGCCACTGCACGTTGGGTAGGTGAATGCTGCCGTTCTCAAACGCGAGGGCCAAGGCTTCAATGGCTTGGGTCTTGCTGGCTGCTGACGTGTGGAATGACTGAACGGGCAAGCGCATGCGCTGCAATTGCTCGATCAGCGGTCCGCCCATGCTGTTTGATTCAGCCAGGATTGGGGCACGCGGGAAGCGCTGGTGCAGGGCTTGCAGGCGTTGCAGTTGCACCGCGTAGTCAATATCGGTGAACCTGTCGATGGCCACCACGGACCCGGCACGCGCGTCGATGGTGACGAATACGGTGAAGTCGTTATGCCTGCCCCAGTCAACGCCTATGACATAAGCAGCGCCGTTTTGGATGTCGCGCGAGGTGTAGGGGTCTGTGGGCAGGGTGTTGTCAACCGCATCTGTGACGCGCCGGAATACGCCAGCGCCTTCTTGCAGAAACTGGGCCAGCACCTCTTGGGCAAACACGCGCTCTGGGCTGGTCTTGCGCTTTTCCTCCATCCAGCCGGGCGTCAGGTGGGGGTTATCCATGCTGGGGGCGGTGAAGCTGGCCCAGTCGGGTTTGCGCTTGGGGTTGTCTTGGTTGCCGTTTTGCCACAGCTCCCAAAAATAGTTGCGCCCGTAGGGGG